GAGTGGTATAATACTAACAGAAGTAAGGACTATAATCCAGGAGAAGCAAGAGCTATAACCAGAGATGTTGGTAATATGTTTAAAAATCAAGTTGCTCCACGTCTTCCAAGCAACTCAGTTTTAACTAACTTTCCTATCACTAATGATACCAGTGAGCGAAATACAAGAGCAAAACTCTATTCAAAGGTTGCAGGTTTTGGTAAAGTTGGAATGCAGGGAAGACAGTACGCTGCAGTAGGTCGTCCACCTTCATCCAAACAGGCAGCAAAGGGTGTTCAGCGTATTACTCCACTGTCTGGTAACCTAGATCCAGAATACGCAACATCAAGTCAAATGGATGATACCTTTAAATCTTATCATAAATCTGCACGGTATTATGGAGCGCAGAGTAGGGCAACAGGAAAACCAAGAACAATTGCTCCGGCAAAACCTTCCAGACCTTCAATGAATCAACCAGTGGAGGCATTAAAAGCAACTCCAAGAATGACGGCACCGGCACTTCCTACCGCAACCTCTGCTGCACCAAAGGTGGCTTCTTCAGGTTCCTCAATGCTCTCAAAGGCTCTTTCAATGAAGCCTCCTAAGTTCACCATCCGTGGTGGCGGAAAGGCCGCTCTTGCTGCTGGACTTATATCTGCCGGTATTGCCGGTGCTGGAGCACTTTCCTCAATGTATTCAAAGAAGAAGTAGGAATATACTCCCCCAGTAAAAAACCCCAGATTTCTCTGGGGTTTTTTTATGCTATAGATTTACTAGATTTTGTTTCTACAATTTGACCCACCCAGGCCTCAGACATACCAAGCATGATCTGTTCTGCCGAATGCTTATCAGAGGCAAATCCTTCACCTATAAGATAATCTAATACAATCTCATAGGAGTCCTTTATAGATGTAATAGGTTGACCCTTCTTTCTCTGAGGAAGTGCCGAAGGAGGAGCCTTCTTCACTCCGCCGGGAGTTGGAGATTGACCAACCTCAGCGACCTCCTCTGTGAGTACATTGCTATAGACCTCACTATAGGCATCTATGAGGGTGGTAAGCTCTTGTGGCGTCATTTCTTTCTTCTATACGGTTATCTGAATATATTTAGCCTACTTGACAGCTCTAAATAAGCGTGATACAATTAACAAGCAGTCTTTCAATAATTATGACTAAAGGATTTACTGTTAAAGCAACTGAGCCCGTGAAGCAAGATGAATTTAATCTTGATGAGGCAAAACAACTGGTGCAGGGAAAATCGATTGTCTTCTGTCTACCCGGACGAGGATGTTCCTACACCTTTCTAAAGAACTTCGTACAACTCTGCTTCGATCTTGTGCAGTGTGGTGCAAGCATTCAAATCTCTCAGGACTATTCGTCCATGGTAAACTTTGCCCGATGCAAGTGTCTCGGTGCAAACGTTCTACGTGGACCAAATCAGGTTCCCTGGGATGGCAAGCTACCCTACGACTATCAGCTTTGGATTGATAGTGATATTGTCTTCAATACAGAGGGCTTCTTCAGGCTTCTGGTAATGGATAAGGATATCGCCGCTGGTTGGTATGCAACTGAAGATGGTCACACCACGTCAGTAGCTCACTGGCTCTCCGAGGAAGAATTCCGAAAGAATCGTGGTGTTATGAATCATGAAACTGTTGAGTCAATGCAGAAGCGTAAGAAGCCCTTCACTGTGGACTATACCGGCTTTGGTTGGGTACTGATCAAGAAGGGAGTCTTTGAATCCCTCACATATCCCTGGTTTGCTCCTCAGATGCAGGTTTTTGAATCTGGCGAGGTTCAGGATATGTGTGGTGAAGATGTATCCTTCTGCCTAGATGCAATCAAGGCAGGATTCAAGATCTGGTGCGATCCCATCATTCGTGTTGGTCATGAAAAGACCAGAGTTATCTGATCGCTTTGCGATTTATGTAGGAGAAACCCTACACTCAGATGATCTATCCTATGAGGAGATGGGAAATACTCTTCTCACTCTCGCAGAGGATTACTATCAGATGGGAGAACCAGACCCAAAAACCATTGAAGTTAAGATACTAGGAGAAGACTATGGCAAAGAGATCATCACCAACGGGATCGAAGGAGATTCAGGCTCATCCAAAGAGTTCTAGGCAGGGGGAGGGAAAGAGTACTAAATATAGTGCAACCTCTCGCAACAAGGCACGAAAGCCTTATAGGGGACAAGGATGACTGATCAGGAAGCAAGTATTTACAAGTGGATTAAGAGAATCTCTAAGATTCGACCAGAACTAGGTAATCTCGCCACATGTCCCTTTGCTTCCACAGCAACCTTCAAGATTGTAGAAACAACTATTGACGATATCGAACCAATTGTGGATTTCGATGTCGTCATTTTTATTGTCGAAGACAACCTATCCCTTCACGACATCAATCAATGGGTTGATATATACAATAAAGTCTACCCGAAGTATATCTTCCTTGAGGACTGTAAGACATATGATACCTTTATAGGAGAGGTTCAGACCAACAATGGTCTCTACAATCTGATTCTATGTCAGTCCAGAGAGAAGCTTAGAAGGGCTCGTAGGCAGTTAGCCACAACCGAGTACTATGACCACTGGAAGGATTCCTATCTTCAGGAGATTCTCGGAGAGGACTATGATCTTATAGCGAGGGATAGAAACCCCCATAAAAGTTCTGAGTACTTATAGAATAGGAGAAGTCTTATGGCAAGGTATCATGTAGATAGAGATGTGTCTTATATGAAGATGATGTGGGGTACTACGAGCCTTATAACTGATTATGTGGCTAGCGGCCCCGCCTTCGCTCTAGATAAGAAGTTTAAAGCCCAAGAATTGAAGCATGAGCAGATTCGCAACGATGATGACTATGATGACTGGGAGTATGGAACAGAACCCTGCTATGGAAAATCTTGGTAGAAGATACTATAAATAATCAAAAATACTTTATAGATGGCGGTAAAAATTTCTAGAGGCTTTAAGGATTTTAGCCTATCCTTCAAGAAACATCCAATTACCAATGATCTCATTGTTCTTACAAATGAGAGTGCAATTAAGAATGTCGTCATTAATTTAATTCGAACTAGAGTTGGAGAGAAATTCTTCAACTCTAATATTGGAACAAACGTCAATAATTCTATCTTTGAACTACAGTCAGTTGCAATTGCGATTCAACTTGAGAATGAAATTAACCAGGTTCTTAAGAACTATGAGCCAAGAATTTTTGTAAACGATATAAGGATTGTGTTTCCGGAGGATAGTAATGAGATTTCTATCAGTATCGACTACGATATTATAGGTATTCCTGCAACAACACAACAGCTAACTACCATACTAAAACCCACTAGAGTATAATGGCCCTCACACAGTTTACAAATTTAGACTACGAACAGATAAAGAAATCTATTAAGGATTACCTAAGGGCAAGTAGCAACTTCAGTGACTATGATTTTGAGGGTTCAAACTTTTCAATTCTTGTAGATGTTCTTGCCTACAATACCTACATTACAGCCTACAACACAAATGCTGTTGTAAATGAGGTGTTTCTAGACAGTGCAATTCTTCGGGAGAATGTAGTTTCTCTCGCAAGAAATATTGGATACGTTCCAAAGTCTGTAAAGGCATCGAGAATGATTGTTACGATCAATGTCATTCTTCCAGACAATGTAAATCCTCCTACGATTAAGTTAAAGGCTGGGTTAGTTGCAACTGCAACTACAAATGATGTAAGCTATGTCTTTTCAATTCCCGAAGACATTACCACAAATGTTGTGAATGGTGTCGCATCATTTAGCAATATCATCCTCTATGAGGGTTCCTATGCAATGTCAGCCTTTACAGTTGATACCACACAATCTAGTCAAAATTATATTATTGAAAATTCTGGAGTAGATATAAACACACTTTCAGTTCGTGTTAGACCAACAGTTCAAGACTATTCCTATGACATCTATAAGAGAGTAGATACTATAGTAGGAATTACAACCACATCCAACAACTATCTGGTTCAGGAGGTTTCTGGAGAAAAATATCAGATTATATTTGGTGACGGAATCATTAGTAAAAAGCTGGAAAATAATAACTATATCGAAGCATCCTATGTAATCACAAATGGTGTTAATGGTAATGGTGTAAAGACTGCATCATTTAATGGTATTATTGTAGATAATCTAGAAACAATACTTACTGGTTCTACTGCATCAATGTCGATTATATCTGGATCTAAGGATGGTGCAGATATTGAATCTATCAATTCCATCAAGTACTATGCTCCGAGAAAGTATGCAGCTCAGAGTAGAGCAGTTTCCTCTCAGGACTATGAGACCATTATATCAGAAATATACCCAAATACTGAATCTGTTGTAGCCTATGGTGGTGAGGAGCTATCTCCCCCACAGTATGGTAAGGTCTTTATTGTAATTAAGCCAAAGAGTGGTGATACTCTTTCTCAGTTTACAAAGGATACTATTTTAAATCAACTAAAGGCATATTCAATTGCAGGTATTGTTCCTCAGATCATTGATATGCTATATCTGTATGTTGAGTTAAATTCTTCGATATACTACAATCCGGCACTTACTACAGATCCAGATGCACTAAAGACTAACATTATTGACTGTTTGAATGCCTATGTTACAGATTCTGAGGCAAATGGTTTTGGTGGACGTATCAAATATAGTAAGATCGTCGGTTTAATTGACAATGTAAGCAATGCGGTGACCTCAAATATTACCAAAATTAAGATGAGAAGAAATCTTAATGTGGTGGCCGGAAAGGCAGCTCAATATGAAATTTGCTTTGGTAATCGTTTTCATAAAAAACTAGAGGGATATTCGATCAAGTCCTCAGGATTTAAAATTAGCAATAATACTGAAACATTCTACCTTGGTGATATTCCAAGTACAACAAATATGAATATGGGAACTATTGTATTCTTTACACTAGATGCCCAAAATAATCCAGTGATTTCAAAAAATAATGCAGGAACTATCGATTATCTTGTTGGTGAAATTCGTATAGATAGTGTAATTATAGCCTCAACAATTCTAAATGATAATATCATTGAAGTTGAAGCAATACCCGAATCAAATGATGTAATTGGACTTAAGGACTTATACTTAAAGGTAGATATTTCAAAGAGTTCATTTGAAATGATTAATGATACGATTACATCTGGGGCCAATCTATCAGGAACCCAATTTGTCACCACATCAAGTTATCCAAACGGTAAGTATACTCGTTAAAAATAATGCTAAACAAAGATCTTCAGCGTGTAAAAATTCATCAGGTAATAGAGTCGCAGTTACCGGCATTTGTACTTGAAGAAAATCCACTCTTTGTAGAATTTCTAAAACAGTACTACATCTCTCAGGATAGTGAGGGATCTGTTGTAGATCTTTGTGAAAATATAGACAGATTCATAAATCTTGAAAATTTTGATGGAAACAGTTTTACTGAGACATATACTACCCTAGGTGCGGGTATTGAATACTA